GCGAGTCGCTACTGTCTCCAGTAGGCGACGAGAACCAAAGCCACAAGACATTGCCCTCGTTATATGCTGCAACTATTTTACCTCTCATACTTGCTCCTTTGTTTTGTAGTTTAATTTGAAATTAAATGTAATTTTGGGGTAGGCAGTTTTACGTCATGCCTAGGACGCTTGACCTAGTGGATAATAGGCAACCAATTTATGAGACCTCCGACCCCTACTATTCTACTAATATATTCGGTCCATGCTCTATCAAGATTCAAGCAGTTTCACGTCATGCTCAGGACGTTTAATTTGAAATTAAATGAGATCAGGCAATACGCTCAGCCCAAATAAAGCCCTTAGACTCAATCTGATCCTCAACATAGTCAAGCCATGCATCATCAACGTAATCGTAATCGTGCTCAGACATAGAATGTCTCCTTTTTATGTTATGTAATAGCGCATTGTTGCGCAGTGGACTGTCCCGTTACGATTAGGGCTACTTCTCCCGTTTAATTTGAAATTAAACGGGAGACAGTCCGCAGTCAATTAAGCCTTGACTAGGGCTTTGTTCGTACTCTTAGAGATCTCAGCGTCAAGCCATAGAGCAAGCGCCTTCTTCTCTTCAATGCTCCACTTAGACACCGACTCACAAGTATGGGCGAATTTATCCACGGTTGAATTAACCGTGACATCCTTCTCGCCATCCGTGGAGACAGTAACCGTCTTAGGCTTAGCATTCTTCGCCGCAAGAGCCTTTTCAGCCTTAGCCTTTATTTCAGGGTTAAGTTCATGAATAGCCTTAAGGAGACTTTTGTGCTTAGTGACGAATGCCTCAGCGTCCTTATGGGATGCCAAACGTCCGTCCTTCTTAGCACTAGCAAAGTCACGAAGAACACGAGCAGCATTAGACATCTGAACCCCAAAGGATACGGAAGTCACACTGTTGCGCATACTCTTCGGCAAAAGACCATAAGCCTCATCACACGTCGTACTAGCAGGCTTAGCGTCTGCGAGACGAAGATAGATAACACTCAAGATAGCGTTAGCATCCAAAAATGCTTCGGCTTCGTCTGTTGCCACTTTGGCAAAGAGTGAGTTTGATCGGATAGTAGTCATGATGACCGTCCTATTCTGTTTGTAATTTAATTTGAAATTAAATGGAGCAGACATATGACTATGCCACTCATCTACTCCGATTAGTTTCACCTTTCGTGTCCTTCGCTTGTTCAGGACACTAGTTTCGTGGGGGGCGGAATCGGGAAACAGTCCTAGTTCTATTGGGGATGCGCATGGTTCACCATGTATGCACACATGTATAGGGGCGCATGGGGGGGTGTACGGGCCTACTTGCGCAAGAGTCCCTCAGGGCGTAGCCAAATCGTGATAGGTTTATATACTAGTGTGACCGTAGTCACAGTGGGGGTATTGTGTGGTGTTCAGCGTTTGTCGTCGCAGGTAGGAATATGTTTTTAATGTATTTTACGGGCTGGGGAATGCTCATTAAAGTAAGTGACGCAGTTCTTGAGAACTGCTGTCCCTGCGCTGTAGTTCCCTGTGGCGAGTTCGTAGGTACAAGCGACCCAATAGTACTGGTCGTTTTCTGCGACAAGGTAGCCTACTGCTGAGAGAACACAAGGTTCGTGTTTGGCATCGGGTTCGTGCCATGTGTCGCCCATGCTGTAGTGGTCTTCCCAAAAGATTTCTACTAGTGCAGGGATTTTGGGGGTTTTCTTTTTCACCATTTCACCTTGTCTGCCCAGTACGCTGCGCTCATCTTGCCTTTGGCTATGTTGCTGGCGTGTCGTGCTTTAAACGATTCTCTGCGAGCCTTGTAGGAGGTAGACTCTCCTGCTTTTTTGGGTGAGCCACTGACACCTTGCTGACCAAACCTGATGAGTTTGGTAGTGTTGCCTTCTTTGGCGAGGACAGCATGTGACTTCTTGGGGTGTGACGGGGTACGTTTCGGTTTGTTGTACCCTGCAAAGGTTTCAGATCCACGTTTGATGGTCATGACTTACCTTGTCGTCGCTCCATTTTCTTTTTGGCTGGAGTCTCTTTACCTTCGTGACGCTTCTTCGCTGCAGGCGAAGCGTATTCCATCTTCTCTCCTGTTTTGGCTGCTGCCTTTTTGGCTGCAGCCTTACCTTTAGCGGTGTAAGCGAAATGTTTGTTTCCTACCTTAGGCATATCTTGCTCCTGTCGTCGCAACTAGTACTAGTTATAGATCAACGAGTGCGTCCCTGCGGTAGCACTCGTTGATAACCATAAGCCCCTAACCTAAGCGTTACCCGTTACATCACTCAACAGGTAACGAAGTTGCCTGTAATTGATGAGTATTGAAGAAAATGTGCTGGACGCTCGCCAAGAGTCATACATCTCTTGGTTGTGTACGCCCCCTTCAGAACGTGTCCCTTCAAGCAAAGAAAAGTATGCCGACTCCATCGGAGTGAACGTGGTCACTTTGCGTCGTTGGGAGAAGAAGGAAGTCTTTAAGAAGACTTGGGCTTCCAAGGTGGAGGACATTCAAGGCTCTCCTGAGCGTTCGCAGCGCCTTCTTGATACTTTGTACAATCAGGCGATTGGCGGCGACATACGGGCAGCACAACTGTATTTGCAAGCCACTAATCGGATGTCTCCTCCTACGCTTACTGTTAAGTCTGAAAGGGCAACGGCTGAACTATCTGACAAGGAGTTGGATGATCTGATTTCTGCTGTGGCTTCTCGTGAGCAGGAGTCACGCAAACTTCGTGTTGTATGACCGAGTTGGTTGAATGCCCTGTTTGTGGTGAGGAGTATCCACCTGCAGTGTGTAAGTGGGAATGTCCAGTGTGTGGCGAGGAAGATAGTCCTGAGCCACTTAAGATGAGGAAACATGGATCTGAGTGAACTTCTCAATGAGAAGGAATGGCGTAAATGTAAAGGTCCACAGGATGCTTCTGTAGATGAGTTAGTTGAAGCGTTTCAATATTTTTGTGATAACTACTGGCACATTAAACATCCTGAGCGTGGTCGTATCAAGTTTGAGATGCGTGAAGCGCAGATTGAAACTATTCGTGCTTGGCTTTCTAATCGTTATAGCGTGGTTCTTAAGGCTCGTCAAATTGGTTTTTCTACGTTGGCTGCAGCGTATGCGTTTTGGTTAACGTTCTTTTGGTCTGATAGGTTTGTGGTAATGTTGTCTCGTACTGAACGAGAGGCAGCAAAGTTGCTACAGAAATCTAAGTACGGTTTTAAATTCATTCCTTTATGGATGAAGGAACGTGGTCCTGATATCACATCTGATAACCAATTGAAGATGACGTTTTCTAACGAGTCATCTATTGAATCATTACCTTCGGGTAATGATCCTGCTCGTGGCGAGTCAGTGTATCTTGTTATTGTTGACGAGATGGCGTTCCTTCCTAACTCCGAGGAAGCGTGGGCTTCCATTGAACCTATTGCTGACGTTGGTGGTCGTGTTATCTGTCTGTCTACGGCTAATGGTTCAGGTAACTTTTTTCATCAGATGTGGGTAGGTTCACAAACTAAGGCAAACCTGTTTAAAGGTATTTTTTGGCCTTGGTCTGCTGGTGATCGTGACGAACAATGGTACGAGTCAAAGTCTAAGACAATGCCTTCTTGGCAGTTGCACCAAGAATACCCCCGTAGCCCTGAAGAAGCGTTTATTAAGTCAGGTAACCCTGTCTTTGATATTGACAATCTTATGAAATATGAGATTGAAGAACCACAACGTGGATATTTACATGTTGCTGCACGTAAGCAGGTTGAGTATCGTGAAACTCCTGATGGTGAGTTGGCTATTTGGGAGATGCCTGAACCTGACGGAATCTATGTAATCGGGGCTGACATCGCTGAAGGTTTGGGTCATGGGGACTATTCGTCAGCGCATATCATTAATGCTCGTACAGACAATTTGGTAGCGCACTGGCATGGTCACATTGAACCTGACCTTTTTGGCGATGCTCTTTGTGAAATAGGATGGCTTTACAATGGGGCTTTGGTTGCTGTTGAAAACAACAACCATGGTTTAACTACTGTTAAGGCTATGCAACGATACGGGTACAAGAACATGTATCGTCAGCGTCGCTTGCAGCAACGTAACCCTGAACCTACGGAGACTCTTGGTTGGCGTACTACAACTGCGTCAAAGCCTTTGGCTATTGACGAGTTGGCTGGTGCTATCCGAGACAATGTTATATATATACCTTGTGAACGCACTATCGCAGAATTAAAGACATATGTGCGTAATGCTAATGGTAAGATGAATGGTTCTCCTCACGACGACAGAGTAATGTCTTTGGCTATTACATATCAGATGTTGAAGTATGTGTGGCTTCCTGAGTACAGACCTGAGATAGCGTCACCCAAATATAGTCTTCACTGGTTTGAACGCTTTATCCAATACGGTGACGAAGGGTTAAAAACCGTACCATTGGGTGCATATAACGCACGAAAGAAGTAGGTAACGATCCACTCATACTGTGATGGGATCTATTAACTGTGTAGAATGTGACAAACTGTTCTCTTTTGACGTACTTCCACGTAGGGGTGCTGTTTGTTTCGGTTGTCACGTAAAAGGTATTCGCTTGGGTTTCGCTCATGGCAAAGAGGACTTTCATGGTCCGACCATTAAGCAGCGTCAGGACGAACAAATGAGGCATGCTACCAACGCTGGTATCAAGGCTGAACCCGTTGGGACTCGTTGGATCTAATATGCATTGGATTACCCCTGTTGTCGTCGCACTTATTGGTGGTCCTTTAATGTTTGCTTTAAAGAAGTTTGATACACGCAATACTGAGCAGCATGGTGAGAATTTAAAAGTGTTGCAACGTATTGAGGAAAAGGTTGACCATATAGATGATCGTTTGGACGATCATATTGATTACCACTTGAAAGAGGGATTATGAAGTATTCAGAATCTGCTAAGAAAGCAGTCGCCACTTTTGTTTTTGCGTCAACAGGTATTCTTGTTGGTGGTGCTGTAGGCGGTTTGGAAATTTGGAAAACCGCTTTGTGGACTGGTGTTGGCGCACTTATCAACTTCGTTTATCGTGCTTCTGAAGAGTACATCAATAGTGCTGATGGTGAATGAATTATGGCTACAATAATTAATACCATTACACAAAGTTTATCTGATTCGGCTGCAAGACCTTT